CTTGATCTTCATAAGTTAACGTTCGATGACTTTAAACCTAACCTTACTTTTATTATGGACGGAGATCCTGAGGTCTTCCGGTCTCGACTAGAAGATAGAGGCGAGACTAACTATTACGACAGGATGCCCCCTGAATTTCATAGGTACACACGATCCTTATATCTATCAATGGCTGCGCAAGAAGGTCATCGTTACGCTGTCATCAATGCTGAAGACAGTCTGGTTGAGGTTAAGAATCAGATTACTAAAGAGTTAGGTGTATTTAACCATAAGCGCTATAATGGTGTTTGAATTTATTTCAATTACATATATACTTACTGACAATAGCTAGCATAAATAAGTCTAGCCTATATTACTTATAACTCTTAATAGAGTAGGAGAACCACTATGAATAATATTTTCCGTACTTTTGTTATGATTGTATCTGTCCTTTCTATCGGCGCTACTGTTGTGGCTGCTAAAGAAATTAATGAAGGTATCAAGTCTACAAGTTATAACTCTTCTACTGAGGTAATCCTTGGTCATCGTGTTAACTCTCAAGGACAGTTCGTTCTTGTGACTCGGTAACGAATACCCCTGCGCTTTCTAGCGTGGGGGTTTTTTCTTTTTTTACTTCCAAGAGCATGGTATGATTTCTTCTTCAGTGTACTTTAAGGATTTAAAAAAGTGGACACTAGAACCCTGTTAAGTAAAGTAATTTCTCTTATTTATCACACAAGAACACTCGGTAACACTGATCACGATATCATTATCAAGACTAACCTTAACACCATTAAGACAGACTTACCCGAACATAACTTTGCTAACGCCAACGTGGTTAAGAAACTTAAGGATTATTGTTTTACATTACTAGATGAACAAGAACCTATCCTTAAGGAAACACTAATCCCGTCTCTATCCATTATTCTCGAACATGATGGTAAACTTCTTCAGGTAATCAAAGATAGCATTGAACCTGAACGCGACGAAAGTACTATTAAGAAGATCATTACTAATCATATCAAAGCACTTAATACATACTACAAAGAACAATTAGGTATTGAGGTTATTAGTAAAGCATCGTACGATCTTAAGTTTAATCGTAATAAGATCGGAACATTCTCAGACTACCTTAAAAATGTAATCGCTGAACTAGAACCTCTTACTACCGTATCCAGTGCACTGAAAGACCCTGCTATTGTAAACGAGATGGACTTCGATAACGTAGACTCTGTTAACACAGTGTTCGAAGAAGTCAAGAACCTCAACAGTAACAAGGCTATCTACAAAACAGGCTTCCAAGCCCTTAACCGTATGTTACAAGGTGGTATACGTCGCGGTGAGACNGGTAACTGTGGNGGTGCTTTGCAGCATAACTACAAGACAGGTTTCTCTACTTCGTTGTTTGTGAGTATCGCGACTAATAACGCACCGATTGTCACTAAAGAAGAAGCTGAACAAAACCGTAAGCCTCTTTTAGTTCGTATTAGTTTTGAAGATTCACTTACTAACAATACTCAGTTTATCTATCAGTACCTAAAGGCTAACGCAGGCGAGATCNTTAAACCTAAAGACTTCGAAACACTAGATACTAAAGAAATGACCAAGTACATCATGGAACGCNTNACTGCTACTGGGTTTAGTGTTAAGATGATGCGGGTAGATCCTTCTCAATGGAGCTTCGCTGATGTCTTTAGTAAGATCTATGAATACGAGTCACAAGGCTACGCAGTGCACGTTCTCCAGTTAGACTACATATCTATGCTTCCTACTGTCGGCTGTGATCGTAGTGGTCCTATGGGGGCTGACAAGCGTGATCTAGTACGCCGTCTACGTAACTTCTGTTCAGCACGTAATATCGCACTGCTATCTCCGTTTCAGTTAAACACTGAAGTGAAGAATCTGGTTCGTAACGGTGTACCTGTTAAACAGATGCTAGAAGAAGTCTCAAGTGGTACAATGTACGATGGCAGTAAGACTATTGCTAACGACCTTGACTTTGAGATCTTTATTCACCTTGTCACTAATAACCGGAAGAAGTATCTTGCGGTCTATCGAGGTAAACATAGATTACCTACACAACCAGATCCAGATGACATGTTCTTCATGATACCTTTCCCTATGTTGAACGTTCCTGTACTAGAGGACTTAGATAAAGATGATACCAGTGTTAGGGTTTTCCCTAGAGCCAGTGTAGAGGCTAACGATAACCTCCTTGACGAAATGTTAGGGTAATTCACATTACCCTTTCACCTAACCAAAGAGAAATAGTGAGGATTTCTTATTATCACTACTCCCTAAAGTTACAGTGTGTATTTATCCTACAACACATATTCAAACTTTAACACGATAACCTATTTATTCTTATAGATAATTACCTAATACATACAGACATCTCCTCCTTAAGTGGAAGAGATGTCTGTATCTGTGTTTGTTTACTTTTAGGTTACTTATATATTAACTGAACATTTTTAACGGGGTTCTTATGGGAAAGCGTAAAAAAACTAAAAAGAAAATTCGTGTAATCCTAAGCTTGTTCCAATCGTAACGAATTATCCAATTAAAGGTGATATATGAAAGAATTTATAGGTCAAACAAGAAATGGTCTCTTCCGTTGGTCTTTCAAATCGATCTTTGTTACCTCGGATCAGAAAGCAGTAGAGGCGTACTTAGAAACTCCTACGTTCCACACCAACTGGTTATTGGTAACTTTAGAAGATGGAGATTTCCTGATTCTAGGTGGTGAAGTTATATGTTCATTACCTAATAACGGATTCCGTGTAGCTTTTAATGATCTTTATCTGGAAAAGATAATAAGGGAAGACATATTTAATCGTATTAAAGAAGAACTGGAGTTACCTTCAGAAAGTCCAGTATGGTTAACTGATTTTACTGTCATAATGGAGGATATGTTAAACGCTAAGACACACATATCCCGTTTAGTTAAAGAACTTTATAATAACGAGATTAAAGTTAAGTCAACTGGAATGTTTCTATTCGAAGGTTGTTATGTAGTACCCAAGGAAGAAGACACTATTACCGCGCTAGTAATTCCTTACCGTAGTTTTTTACGAGAACCTATTACCATCGATACTAAGTTCATTATACCTGAATCCTTCTATGATTCTTATTTTATTACGGACGAACAACGTGATGCTTTCTATAAGAAATTCAGAACACACCTCTTCACTAAACTTGGTGAAGCGGATGTCGATTATTAGATAACAACTCTCGACCAGACACCTTCTCTTAAATGGGAAGGTGTTTTTTCTCTTTACTACCAATGTCGTGACAATATAACTCAGGTGTAAAGAATGTTCCCTATCGCTTTATTGGATAGTATCCAAGACTACAAGCTAAGAGTATTTTTAGAAACACAGTATATGAAGATACATGCCAAACTTGGGCACCTATTCGATGTACTCGTTAAAGAACTTAATGTAGATTCGGTTTTCTATGATATTGACGATGTTATCTATAAGGAAGTAATTGTAGACTTTGCCTTAGTACCTAGACCCGAAGTAGTATTTCTATCCACACACAGATCTATAGAGGATATTGGTTTATCCAACACTACTAAGGTGGTTCGTGTACAACCTTCTAATCCTTTCTCACCTGTGATAACTCGATATAACTTACATAAACTAATGTGTCCCACATTCCATAGTCTAAATTTAAATACCTGTATAGGTAATACCATTATAAGAAGTACTGTTAAGCTATATAGTTCCGATGTAATGGAGACTACGTATGGTGGTGTTGTAGCTGCTCCTTTGTACTTAAGTAGACTATAACACCTTTTTTATACTAGGAGTAAGGTCCGATGAGTAAATCCAAAAATAACGAAGAGATGGTTGTTAGTAAGAGATCCTATAAGAAACTAGGTACTATCATCGAACACCTTACTAGGACTGTAAATCCTCTACTCTACGAGGTTAGGATAACATTTACGCAGAACCCTAACTCAGCGTTTATAACTGTCTTCCCGCTTAACATACCTATTAATACAATCGTATACCCTGTATGGAGTTTGGTTTGGACACCTTACTTTAATGGTAAATTAGTTACTCATCCAGCGATGTTATCCATGAATGCTGACTGGTAATATAGAACACCACAGACCATAAAGTCTCTGTGGTGTTCTTCTTTTTTTCTTTTTTTGTTAGTCTTAAACGTATCTCTTATGGTAAATAAATTAAAGCTAAATACTGTGCATCCGAGGAAGCTATGAATAGTAAGTTTTCTTTATAAACCAGTGAATGGAGTAGTAATGGATACCAAGTCGATTGAAGTAGCTAAGAATATGTTAGCTGATTCTAAGTTCTATATGGGATATTCGATGTTCGATGAAGCCCTAGGTAGATACGAGAATTGGGGTGAGTCAGTTGGGCGTGTTATGAACATGCATCGTAAGAAATACGCGCATGTCATGACCCCTGAGTTAGAAGAGTATATTTCTATAGCACAAGAAGCTTACCTAGAGAAAGCTGTTCTTGGTAGTCAACGCGCTCTACAGTTTGGTGGGGAACAGATCTTTAAACATGAATCACGTATGTATAATTGTTCTAGTACTTACGCTGATCGTCCACGCTTCTTCCAGGAAGCTATGTATTTACTGTTGTGCGGTTGTGGTGTAGGTTTCTCGGTACAGAAACATCACGTAGCTAAACTACCTAAGATTACTAAACCAGATCCTCTTGATTCCAAAGTCTTTGTGATCGAAGATAGCATTGAAGGTTGGTCTGATGCAATTGGTGTACTTCTTTCGTCTTACTTCGTAAACGGCGGCGAGTTTCCTGAGTATGCCGGTAAGACTGTACACTTTGATTTTTCTAAGATTCGTCCTCGCGGTGCCTATATTACTGGCGGGTTTAAAGCTCCGGGTCCTGACGGTCTTAACCGTTCACTTGAGAAGTGTCGTGAACTACTCTCTCGTGAAGTAAAGGACAACGAAGAAGTAGATATTCGTCCTATCGTCGCTTATGACTTTGTAATGCATTCTGCTGATGCAGTTCTGTCGGGTGGCATTCGTCGTGCTGCCACTATCTGTATCTTTAGTAAAGATGACGAGGAGATGCTGACCGCTAAAACCGGTAACTGGTTCATTGAGAACCCTCAGCGTGGTCGTTCTAATAACTCAGCTCTACTCATTCGTGATGAACTTACTCGTGAAGAGTGGGCTGACATCATGAGTAATGTTAAAGAGTTCGGTGAGCCAGGGTTTATTTTCGCTAGTTTCCTTGAAGCTCTGTTTAATCCATGTGTCGAAATCGGTATGATGGGGTATACCGAGTCAGGTGAGTCTGGATGGCAAAAATGCAACTTGGTTGAGCTGTCTGGTACTGCTTGTACTTCGCGTGAATCCCTGATGAAAGCAGCTTACGCAGGGGCTATTCTAGGTACTCTACAAGCCGGTTATACGAACTTCACGTACCTAACACAAGCCTCAAGAGAGATCACTGAACGTGAGGCTCTTCTAGGTGTTTCTATTACCGGTTGGATGACTAACCCGGATGTTCTGTTTAACGTAGACAACATGCGTGATGCGGCTCATCTTGTAAAAGAAGTAAACCGTAAAGTAGCTAAGCTTATCGGTATTAATCAAGCTGCTCGATGCACAACCGTTAATTAAATAGCGGCGCTATACAGTAATGTATAGTTGAAACTCTGTGAATTGCTGGAAACTCCTTAGAGCTCTACTACCACTGCTAGGTGAAAACCGAAGCCAAGGTTTAAAAAGTGTAGAGATTGGAAAATCAGCAGCCAAGACCCTTCCACCTTAAGGTCAAATCCTATGGTAATGGGTAAGGTTCAACGACTATCGAAACCACGTCTTAAGACGGAAGGGAGTAGAGTAGGATTCAAGTGAATCCGAAGCACAGAGCTTCCTAGTGATAGGAAGAAGATATAGTCTAGTCTTACAAGAAATTGTAAGTAGGTGGGGTTAACATGATTCATGTATACGTTGTGGAAAATAGCGAAAACGACAGTGTTTACTTTGGTATGACCAGTAGATCTGTAGAAACTCGTTTAAAAGATCACATAAGGAACGCTAATAGAGGCGGAACTTCACCATTCCATAAAGCTATCAGCGAAATTGGTCCAGAAAAGTTTTCGGTTTTAGAATTGAAAACAGTCGAAGATCGAGAGATAGCCGGTAAGTTGGAAAAGGGTTTGATCGCTACCTACAAAGAAACAAATAACGTATACAATGTTCTCCCTGGTGGTGATGGTGCTGGTTTTTATATAACTGATAAAGAAGCCTGGAAAGATAAATTAAAGGCAGCTAGAATCGGTAAACAACCAGCATTGGGTATGAAGCACTCTGATGAAACAAAAGCTAATGCTGCTAAAGTTTCTCGCGCTTATTGGGATACCCAAGAAACGTATAATCCTGATGACATCGTTGGTCTCTCTCATAAAGAAGCTAAAGATAAATTAGGTATTAGTACGACCCATTACTATCGCTTGAAAAAGCTCCTAGCTGAGTCTAACGAACTTAGTTAATATAACGTAAGCCGAGTGGAAACGCTTCAGTACTTCTTCGTTGTGCATCTGGTATCCACGGTGATCATGCTCCTCGTTACTTACGTAACGTACAGATGAATACCCAAGACGCTGTAACAAGTCTTATCACCAAAACTAATCCTAAAATGGTAGAAGATTCTGCTTGGTCTCAGAACAAGACTGACGTAGTAGTTTCTTTCCCTATTATTGCATCTGAAGGTTCTATCTTTAAGAAA